ATGATTCTAGAGACTGCACAGTTGCTTTCTACTGCCCATCGTGTTATTGACGGTGAGGAGTATGTAGGTCAGTCACAGTCTGGTCGCAAAGCAAAACGCTGGAGGTTATCAGGTAATGTTGACGCTATTATGTATGCTGCTACTCATATTAATCATCCTTCAGCAGTTTGGGTTCGTGAAAACTCTGCTAACTACAATTGGTTGTATGATCATCTTTTGGCTCTTGGTCGTGAGTATACCTATCGTTATGGTCGTACTCATCTTACTATTGATAAGCTAAAAGATATTCTTAAGGACGCCCCTGAGAATATTGAACAAAGCAACGTAATGACTAAGATGCCATCTTGCATGGACAAGCAATACATTGTTAGCTTAGACCCGATTATCAACTATCGCAACTATTATAACTATGGCAAGACCGACTTGCTTCGCTGGTCTAATCGTCCGCCTCCGCAATGGATTGACGGCACGGTTATCATGACCGATGGTAAGAAGCAGATATATACTATACAGAGGTAAAATATGTTTGAGAAATTAAAGAAATTGTTTAGTCCAGCGCCGGAGATTATTCCAGAGCCAGTTGCGCCCGAAGTAAAGAAGGCACCTAAGAAGAAAGAACTAAGTCCTAAAGAAAAGGCAACAGCAGCGGGTGAACCGTATGTTGATATTCTAAGTGTTGATTTAGATCCTGCTGATATCAACAATGGCTCATTTGAACTTGATTGGAATGACAAGTTTGTTGCTAATCTAATTAAGCAAGGCTACAAGATTCGCCCTGATGATACTGATGCACAGATTGTGGATCGTTGGTTCCAAACTGTATGCCGCAATATTGCTCTTGAAGTGTACGAGCAGGAACAAGCTGACCCATCAAAGCGTGACAGTGATATGCGTGTTATTCAACAAAAAGATTTAGGCGGCGGGTTTACCGAAGTTAGCTGACATGAAAAATAAAAAATACCAAATTACTCATCTAGGCAAGACCCTCAACACTGACCATTGGTACGACTTGCCAGAAGATAAGTGCTTGCAATTGAAGGCTGAGTATTATAAAAAGCCTGATTTTGATTTGGTTAAGAAAAATCTAGAATTAGTATATAATGGCGGTACTGTCATAAGCACTATTACTAGCTACTATGTAAAAGACTTAATGGCTAAAGTGAAGCTAGAGTCTCCGCGATGGTCTATCGAACAAGTCTTTGAATCTATCGACTTGATACGATACTTCTGGAGCCGAGTGCTTTCGAGCGATAAAGTATACCCGAAGACTGATTCAGATATCAAGAACTTTGAAGCTGCCCTGCGACTTAGTGGCGGCGGTGTTGCGATGAAGCCTTCCAACTACCCAATCAAATCAGTAGATGAAGTGCTATCTAAGTACAACATCAATGGCAAATACTATGATTTTTCGTGTGGTTGGGGAGTGCGATTACTTTCATCAATGAGAAATCGGGTTGAGTATTACGGCACTGACCCTAATAACTTACTAGTAGACAGACTTAGGCAGATGGCTACTGATTACAATACCGTAAACGGTACATCTGCATCGTATGACATTAGGTGTCATGGTTCCGAAACATTCGTTCCAGAATGGGAAAACACTATCGGAGTAGCCTTCAGTAGTCCACCGTATTTCAACCTTGAAGACTATGGTGTCGGTGACCAGTCATACAAGCCCGGGACTTCTTACCAAGAATGGCTAGATAACTATCTACGACCCACAATAGAAAACATCAAGCGATACTTAGTTGACGATGGTAAGATGCTCGTTAACATTAAAGATTTCTTAGACTATAAGTTATGTGCTGATACTAGAGCCATTGCAGAAAGCTTAGGGTTTCATTATGTGGAAACACTCACGTTGAAGAACATAACTAGACCAAGTGCTAAGGTAGACTTGAACACAGATGAAGGCATCATGGTGTTCTCAAAAAATCCCGTGCAGCCGGACGTGGTCCCGGAAAATTTATTTACTTTTGGATAAAAAAGGTTGACAACTGCTACGTTATTGTGTATTATATGTATATATTAACGAGTAGAGGATATTATTATGCCAAAAGTGAAGATCAAAGACCTCAAATGCGATGCGAATGTTGCTCGTGATTTTGACTACGAGCATGTCAAAAAGTTCATCAAGTCTTTCCCGTATAAGTTTGAGTTTGTAACGCCGACTGGAGAAAAAGTTGTCCACTTACTTAAGCGTAAGAAGGGCGAATACAAGAGTGCGACTGTAGCAGACCGTCTTGCTCAATTGCTTGACCCGAAGAACACTAAATGGCATAATACTATTGCTAAGTGGCAAGATGACATTCAATCAGGTCGCCGAAACAAGCCAAATCGTAAACTGCGTGGAAAGTGGGCTGATGTTAAAGTAAAGGATATTGTTATTGATGACGATATTCAGCGCGGCATGGATCCTGATTGGGTAGCTACTATCGGTAACCCTAATGACTTTGAAGAAGAATTCATGAGTCCGATTTACTGCATGTATGATCCTAAAAAGAAAAAATATATTAGCATTAATGCACAACACACCCTGGTACTAGAAACTGCTTTTGCACATTATGATATGTGGGACGGAGTAGATGATTGGGATGGTGATCCGATGGAGCTTACAGTTCCCGTTTTTTACTTCGTTAATGAATCTCGTGAGAAAGGTCGCAAGAGCTTTAACGTTTATAATGGTCGCATTAAGCCGATTGAACCCTATATTAAGCACAGAATGAATGTTTTTGCTTATCGGTCTGATGGTAATCGTACGGATAAAGAAGCTAAGCAAGCTGCTGAAATTCAGACTATCAATGAAACACAGGGATTTGAGCCTGTCAGTCGGGATGATAAAAAGGCTAAGACGCACAATTGGGCTATTACTTGTGTTGCAGAAATGATGCAACATTACGGTCGAGCCAATCGTTGGAAGTTCGTGCTTAATACACATAAACGATATTGGCCTAATCTACAACTTGACACCGCCGAAGTTGATTTGTACGGATTCATTTACGATTACTTTACTGAATTGAAATATGATGTTTATAGCAAGGAATTTGATGAGAAATTTTTGAATCCGTGCATGGCAATAATTTGGAAGTTTTTCACTACTCCTAGCGGATTCAAGTCTGACAGTTCAGGAACACAGTCTCGTTTTAATAGCAAAAAAACTGGACTTCCGATTGACAAAGTTAAGCTTGATGATAACGGTTCTTGCGTTTATCTCATGAAGCTATATAAGCATTTTGGCGGAACGCATGAATTGCCCATGTATGTAAACAATATGCGTGAAGCACGTATCGGTGATCTTCTTGCGTTTGTTGACAAAGAACGTACTCTTTTAGTAGAGGAAATGGCTAAGTATGGCAAGTCGTAAGAAAAAGTTTTTATATGTCATCTTATCTAACCACTATTTTAAAGTAGGAGATCAGTTCAAGCAAAGACTTGGTTATGGTGTAACCAATGATCCGGTAGGTCGTGCTAGAAAATATAGCAACACTTCCGGTGGCGAACAAGAATTTTGTATGCTTTACTACAGTCCAAATTATGAAGTAGAGGAAGTAGAGAAAATTCTCAAGCGTAAACTGTCTGATGATTGTCACCAAATACACGGTGAGGACGTAGAATGGATTAGTCCGCATAGTGACATTGACACCGAAACATTAATCAGCATGATAGACCAAATCATAGGTGACTTTCGTATTAATGTTAGAAAACTAAAACCTGACTATTTACCGTTTAGTCCGGCATGGCACTCTAATGCGAGTCTTGATGCTATTGAAACTAATTTAGATACCTTTTTGGAAAATAAGTCTTGACAACTGCTAATATATCGTGTAATATGTAAGTATATTAACAGAGAAAGTACCACATGAAATACGCATTGATTGACACAGCTAATACTTTCTTCCGCGCTCGGCACGTTGCTAATCGCAATACCGACACATGGGAGAAGATTGGCATGGCTATGCATCTTACCATGTCTAGCGTAAATCAAGTTCAACGCATGTTTGGCGTCGACCATGTTGTCTTTTGTCTTGAGGGTCGTAGCTGGCGTAAAGACTTCTATACTCCGTACAAGGCTCATCGTAAGCTTGATGAGAGTGCGATGACCGAACGTGAAGTAGAAGAAAATAAGATGTTCTGGGAAACGTATGAACAGTTCACTACGTTCCTGCGTGAGAAGACTAACACTAGCGTATTGCGTGTTCCCAACGCAGAAGCAGATGATATCATTGCTCGTTTCATTGACCTTCATCCCGATGATGAACACTTCATCATTTCTAGCGATAGCGACTTTGTGCAGCTAATCGCAGAAAACGTTCATCAATATAATGGTGTTGCAGGTCAGCTTATCAAGATTGATGGCTACTACAATGACCGTGGAAAGCCCGTCAAAGACAAGAAGACTGGTGAACACAAGTTGCTTGAGGATCCGGAGTATCTTTTGTTCAAGAAGATTATTCGTGGTGACGCAACTGACAACGTATTCAGTGCTTATCCCGGTGTTCGTGAGAAGGGTTCTAAGAACTCGGTAGGCATCAAAGAAGCATTCGAAGACCGCACCAAGC